ATGTCCCCTTTTGACCCTCCCGCTCCGACCGCTCTAACTGCGCTCGACATTCGCATGCTGTACGACCGCAACCCGACCGAGGAAACGCGGCGCATGGCTTGGGAACTGTGGCGGCTGCGACGCCAAGTCCTGGACATGCGCGAAATGCTGGCCGAGGCCGCAGAGAAGACGCACCGCGCTCAGGTGGTGTACGGCATTCACCGCGCGCTATTCCTCACTGAAAATGAGCCGTGCGTGCGTGAAGCGCAGGGCTTCATCCAAACGAAGCGAGCAAGCTGAGAAAAGGAGTTGCACAATAGACCCAATGGGTCTATAATGTTGGACATGGGTAGCGCACAGGGCGCAGCCCGACATCCTGAAAGAGAGACACTATGCAAGCCACGAAGGCCGACACCATGCAAGCCGCTGAACTGGAACGAATCCACGCTGAAATCGGCAAGCTCATTGCGGAGTCCACCAAGATCAACGCCGAGGCCCGCAAGCTGAACCGTGAGACATTTTGGTATCCGCTGCTGCTGGCAACCGGCCTTGTCGGCGCTATCGTGACACTCACCAAGCTGTTTCTCTAACGCAAACGAAAGCCCCGCAGATGCGGGGCTTGTCACATGAAAACCATACTGAACTACTCACCGCCGACACCCGACGATCTGGCCGCGCTGAAAGAACAACTTGGACATACCGGTGCACAGATGGCTGACCTGTTCGCCCTGGGCGGTTCGCACCAGTGGCGCAAGTACACCGGCGGGCAGGCGCCACGTGCGATGAGCGCGCAGATGCTGTTTTACGCCTGCGCGCAGCTGGAACTACCCGACGACCAATTGCGCCGCGTCATGGCTCGCATGCAAGCCGTCGGGGCATCCTTCGACTATGCAGACCCCGGCCAATCGTAGTCCCATCAGAACATGCGAAATTTGCGGCACCGTTTTGCCGCCGCCACGCGGGCGGGCCGCAAAGACCTGTGCTGGAGAGTGCCGCCACGAACGGCGGCGCCGCATGGAACTGGCGCGCTACTACGCCAAGCGCACCACGCCATCAGACAGTGCATCCTAGACCAGCGCTGGCCCTGCCGCCGATTCACTAGTCTGCACAACGTATGGCCGAAAGCGCACAACTTGCTCACCGAGCCAATCATTCATTTCCAGGAACGTCGCTTGTAGCGGCTCCAGCTCATTGCGCGCGAACACCTGGGCCGCAGGCACGATGGCGCCGAAGCCGCCGCTATTGGTCGGCACCAGGCCCATCAGTTGCGGCGGTACACGGTGCGCCGCCAGCAAGTCGTCGCGGGTGGCGTTCTTGATGTTGAAGAAATCATCGCGCGCGGCCACTTCGCTGACCGGGATAATCTGCAAGCCATCCTTCTTGCCACCTGGCGCATACACAAACAGGTTGCGGAAATTGCCCGGCCCCTTGGAATCCTTCAGCGCCTCGCGGATACCCTTGACATAGCTTTCGTCCTGAATGGTGTCAGTCACGTACATTACGAACCCTGCATGACTGCCGTTCAGGTAATACTTGCGGCGGAACAGCGTGGCCGATTCATTCAACCAAGCCGAATTCAGCGCGGCCAGGTATTCCGGCAGGCCGTACATTTCCTGGTTGATGTCGGGTTGCACCAGCTGGAACACCGAGCCGGCGGCAAACTCATGCTCTTGCGCCGTGCTGGGCACGAAAAAAAACTGGCCTGCTTCGACCCCGCGTCGCATGTACTTGGCCAGCGCGTGGCGCACTGCCAGAGGCTTGCCTGTCAGGCTGTCGCGCCGCTCGCAATAGGCATTGCCGAAGGTCAGCAGGTCCAACGCCATCCGTTGGCAGTCGCGGCGCGAGAACAACGGATGCGGCTCTAGCGTAGAGGCCAGGATGTTGGACTTGAAGTAGATGGCCGAGCTGTGATGCGGGCTTGCCCGGAACGACTTGGCCAGGCCACCAAAGCTGATAGGCGGCTCGTACCAGCGTCCATTGCGCCAGCACTCCAGGTAATCGAGAATTTCCCGCCGGTCCAGCATCGGTACGGGATCGCCAAACGTGAAGGCCTCGACGTTGGCCGGCGCGGGCGCAGTGGCCTGCATTTCGACATGGGCGGCGCGGTGTGCCCGCGCCTGTTTGCTTCGCTTCATCCGTAAATCTCCACAAGGCCCTGGCTCGCGCCGGTGGCGCCGGCCAGGGATTCATAATCAAGGGCGTGCATCAGCGCCCAGGCGAGGTCCGCATGGCCGGTCTCTGCGGCGCGGCCCGCGTCATAGGTGACGCTCTTTCCGCTCGCGGTCATGGTCTTGCGTATCGACATCAGCGCCTGCGCAAGATCGGTGGCGCCGGCGTCGAACTCCAGGCGCTTGTTGCGGATCACGTCGCCGGCCTTGAGCACCAGGCGGCTTTTCACTTCGGGCGAATAGGCGTAGGCCCGCGCACTGGGGAAAAACTGCTTGACCAGCTGGTACACGCCCTGGCCCATGCCGGTCGCGTCGATGCCGATATAGACCACGGCGTACCGCTCGGTAATTTCCTTGATCTTCTTGGCCTGGGCGGCAAAGTCCATGCCGCGCCACTGGTGGCGCTCCAGCACGCGAAACTTGCCGCCCGGCGTGCGGGGCGCGGCCAGCACTACGCAACCCGCAGAATCGCCTGTCAGCGAAGGGTCATAGCCGACAAGCACGGGATGGTGCCCATAGGGCCGCAGCAGGAACGGCTGCACATCGACCCATTCCACCATCGAATCGACCATGCAGCCCTGGAGCATGGCCAGCGGGAAGATGGACGCCGTGTCGTCAATGAACCCGCACATGAGCAGGTTCTCAAACTGATCAGGGCTGTACTCCAGCCGCAATTCTTCGATGTCGAACAGGTCGCAGCCGCCGGCCTGAGCATCCAGAATTGTCACGATCTGGCGCCAAATCCGGTCATCGCAACGATGGCCGTCCTTCAGGATGGCGTGCGCCACGTCAATGGCGACCTGTTCACGTTTGGCGCGCCGCTTGTTGAACAGCTCCCCTGTCCATAGCGGGTAAGCCTCATGGGCCATGCTCGACGGCGTGGAAAAGTAGGTTTTGCGCCATCGTTTCTGCAACGCCATGCCGCTGGCCACCTTGTTGAGTTCGGCAAAGCGCGGCACCCAGAAGAACTCATCGAAATAGAAATTGCCGTGGTAGCCCTGCGCGGTGCGCGCATTGGTGCCGAGAAAGTACAGGTGCGCACCATTGGGAAGAATGATCGGGTCGCCCTTGAGGTCTACATCCGCCGCCTCACGGGCGAACTGCACGATGTACTGCTTGAACACATGTGCCTGCGATTTCGACGCGGACAGGAATATCTGATTGCGCCCGGTGCGGATGGCATCGTCCAGCGCCTCACGGGCGAAATACCACGTTGCCCCGATCTGGCGCGATTTCAGAACCATGCGCGTGCGCTGGTCGCCATTGCGCAGCCACACCTTTTGGTAGTCGAACAGAGATTCACGGAAGGCCTGGGAAATCTTCTTGGCCTGGTCTTCGCTGATCGCGTTGCGCTCCGGCTTGCGCTTCGGCCCGGCATTGCGGCGTTCGATATTGGGGTTTAGATCGGCCTCGGTGCCGCCATCGTCATAGCGGCGCACGCGTGCGGTCCGCTCAAGCTGGCGCCCCAGCAGGTCAATTTCCTTGAAGTCCCGGCCGTCCTTTTCCGTCTTGGCAATCAGCGTGCATAGGCGCGCTTCCAGCGACGATTCAACGCGCGCCACGGGGGAAGCCGCATCCCATTTATCGCGGGTCTTCCAGCTGTGCACCGTCGTGCGCTTTTCTCCCAGGTGGCGCGCAATGGACGCGACACGCCAGCCCTGCCAATAGAGGTCACGGGCAACGCGGCGCGGGTCGATTTGTTCGGCAATTTGCAACATGCCGCCATCGTGCCGGGGTTCTCCGCGCGCGCGTGAGGATGCGGCTTGTCGCCGGCGCAGCGACACATGCAACCGATTGAGTGGGTGGGCGCAGCGGGCGAGTATGGCAACACCCGAACACCACCACTAGCGAGCAGACTATGAAATGGTTCACCGTGGCCACCGAAGGCCAGACCACCGATGGCCGCGAAATCCAACCGTCATGGCTGGAAGAAATCGCGGCTACCTACGACCGCAAGAAATACGGCGCGCGCATCTGGCTGGAACACATCCGCAGCTTGCTGCCCGACAGCCCGTTCAAGGCCTACGGCGACGTGCTGGCCGTGCGCACCGCGAAGAACGCCGAAGGCAAGACCACGCTCGAAGCGCAGCTGGACCCCACGCCGGAGCTGGTCGCCATGAACAAGACGCGCCAGAAAATCTTCACGTCGATGGAAATTCAGCCCAACTTTGCCGGCTCCGGCAAGTACGGGTTGATCGGCCTGGCCGTCACCGACAGCCCCGCCAGCCTGGGCACCGACATTCTGGCCTTCGCTGCGCAGAACCCTACGGCGCACCCCTACGCGGCGCGCAAACAAAGCCCGGAAAACCTGTTCACCAGCGCGATGGAAACGGTGCTGGACTTCAGCGAACCCACCACGTCGCCTGCATCCGATGCGGCCGATTCGTTCTTTTCCCGGCTGGGCGACCTGTTGCGCGGCGTGGGCACCAGCAACCGCGCCCCGCAGGAGCGCCAGACGCCGCAGGCATCCGATGAGCTGCTGCAAGCCTTCACGGCCTTTGAAAAGGCCTACCGCGAAGGCAGCGACGCCACGGCGGCGAAAGTGGCCAAGCTGGAAAGCGAGCTGGCCGAATTCAAGAAGACGGCGGCGAGCGCCGAAGACCTGGCCCAACTGCGCGCCGTGCTCGACAAAACGCCGAACGGCTACGCGTCCCGCCCGGCCGCCACCGGCGGCAATGGCGAGCAGGTCACTGACTGCTGACGCGGCAAGCCCCGAACAGAACCCCTACGCAAACCCGTACACCTGGACATCATCACCATGCGCAACGAAACCCGCCTGAAGTTCAATGCCTACCTGCGGCAACTGGCCACGCTCAACGGCGTGGACGACGCCACCAAGACCTTTGCCGTGTCGCCCTCGGTGCAACAGACCCTCGAAACCAAGATGCAGGAAAGCGCCGGCTTTCTGTCCCGCATCAACGTCACGGGTGTGACCGACCAGCAGGGCGAAAAGCTGGGCCTGAGCCTGTCCGGCCCCATTGCCTCACGCACCGACACCGCCGCCAAGTCCCGCGAGCCGCGCGACCTGTCGACGCTCGACGCCAACGGCTATCACTGCCGCAAGACCGACTATGACTCGTTCATCCCCTACGCGCGGCTGGACGCCTGGGCGCGGTTTCCTGACTTCCAGACCCGCATCCGCGATCTGTTGATTCATCGCCAGGCGCTGGACCGCATCATGATCGGTTTCAACGGCCGCAGCATCGCTGCGACCACCGATCCCGAGGCCAACCCGCTGCTGCAGGACGTAAACAAGGGCTGGCTCCAGAAGGCGCGCGAGAATGCCCCCGAGCGCGTCATGCACGAAGGCGTGACCGATTCGGGCAAAATCATCGTCGGCGGGGCGAACGGCGACTACCGCAACCTGGATGCGCTGGTGTATGACGCCATCCAACTGCTGGACCCGTGGCACCACGAAAATGCCGGCCTGGTCGCTCTCGTGGGGCGTGGCCTCATGCACGACAAGTATTTCCCGCTGGTCAACCAGGACAGCAAGGCTACCGATACCCTGGCCGGTGACATCATCATCAGCCAGAAGCGCATCGGCGGCCTGCCGGCGGTTCAAGCGCCGTTCTTTCCCGATAAAACGGTGCTGATCACCCCGCTGGACAACCTTTCGCTGTATTGGCAGATCGGCGGGCGCCGGCGCTACGTGCAGGAGAACCCCGCGCGCAACCGCGTCGATACGTTCGAGAGTTCCAACGACGACTACGTCGTCGAAGACTACGGCCAGTTGGCCTTGGTCGAGAACATCGAGTTGGTCGAGGAAGTGAAGCAACCCGCAGGCGAGCAGGCGTAACCATGGCCAGCCCTGCACAACTTCATCGCATGCGGGTGCTGGCCGCCCGCGCGCGCGCCAGTACCGACGCGCCGGCCACCATCGGCGGCGTCTATGGCCAGATGATGGCCAAGCTGACCCAGGACGCCCGCCGGCTGCACGACATCCAGTCGGTGGAACGCAAGATTGCCGTCAAGCGCGAGCTGTTGCCCGACTACCAGGCGTACATCGACGGCGTACTGACCGGCGACACCGGCGAGCAGGACGAGGTAATGGCCACGCTCATGCTGTGGCACATCGACGCCGGCCTGTACGAGCGGGGCCTGGACATCGCGGCCTATGTGCTGCGGCACGACCTGGCGCTACCGGAACGGCTCAAGCGCAACACGGCCACGCTACTGCTGGACGAAGTGGCCGGCCCGCTGGCCAATGGCGCCGTGGTGGACTGGACCCGTGCCATGAGCATCCTGCAACGAGTGGCGATGCTGGTCGATGGCCAGGACGCGCCCGACCAGGCCCGCGCCAAGCTGCACCTGGCCATCGGCAAAATCCTGGCCGCCCAGGCCGGCGAGAACCCGACCGGCCAGCAGGTTGACATGGCGCGCGCCGCCCTGGCCCAGCTGTCGCGTGCGGTGGCCCTGCATTCCGGTGTGGGCGCCAAGAAGCTGATTGAACAGCTGGAGCGACGAATCAAGAACGCTGGCGACGCCGGCTAACCGAGTGCCCCCAAGCGCACGGCGGCGCGGGCTGAAGGCAGGTTTATGACCTGCTGGACGCCCGCCCACCGCCGACCTGACCACACATCGCCATGAGCTTCATTGCCTCCGCCCAGCCCGCCACCAGCACGCCGCCCGCCACCGTGGCCAATGATGGCTTTTTCCCCGACATCGACCTGGCCCATGCCCGCGACACATTGCGCCTGGATGGCACCGTTACCGACGCCCGCCTGGCCCACGCCATCACCGGCGCGCTGCTGGAACTGGCCAACGACCTGGCCGGATGGAAGGCGGCGCAGCAGGCACTGGGATACGAAACCCTGGCGGCAGTGCCGGGCGATCAGATCGCGGGAAAGACCCGCCAGGCGCACGCCTACCTGCGGGCGGTGTATTGCCTGGTCAAAGCCGATCTGATCGAACGCATGGCCGACTACGACGCCACGGGCGCGGGGCAGAAGCGCAGCGACCGGCAGGAGGAATCCCCCGATGAGCAACGCCGCAATGCCCGCTGGGCCGTGGCGGATATTCAGGGTCTGCGCCGCACCGTGGTGGAGCTGATCTGATGAAAGTACAGGCGCAGCAGCACGACACGGTAGACGCCCTTTGCTGGCGTCACCTGGGCAAGACACGCGATGTGGTCGAACAAACCCTGGAACTCAACCCCGGCCTGGCCGATCACGGCCCGGTATTGCCGCATGGCCTGGTGGTCGAGCTGCCCCAAGCCACGCCGGCGCCGGCCGCGAAACCGACAACCAAACTTTGGGACTGAACAGCATGGCCGAACCTTCGACCCTCACCACGGGCGCCACTACCCTGATTTCGGGCGCCGCGCTGGCTTCGATCTTGCCGCATGTGGATGCCAATGCGGCCTTCGGCGCCGTCATGGGCGCGGCCCTCGTGGCCAGCGTCAACAAAGACCTGAGCGCCTGGAAGCGCTTTACGTCTTTCCTGTTCTCCGCGCTGTGCGGCTACGGCGGCGCGGGCGAATTCATCGCGCGCGGCTGGGCCAAGGAAAGTTTCTTTCCCGCGCTGTTCGTGGCGCTGGTCATCGTGCCGGTGGCGCTCAAGATCATTGCGCAGGCGCCCGACATCGAGCTGGACAAGCTGCGCGCCTTCATCGTCAAGCATTTGGGAGGCACCAAATGATTACCCACACCACCGCCGTCCTGTCGCCGCTGGGCCTGATCTGCGCTCTGCTGTATGCGGTCGCCGCCGTGCGCCTGTGCTGGTATCGGCCAAACGGCGCCCGCCACCGCTGGGGCGTGTCCGGCCTGGCCGCTATCCTCATCGGCGCGTGGCTGTGCCGCGCCATCGAGCTGCTGACCTGCCCGCAGGCGGCAAGCGTGCCCGAGCTGGCCAGCGTGGCCGTGATCGCGGCCGGCGTGCTGGCCGTGCGTGGGAACCTGGCCCGCCTGGTGCCGGAGCGCAATCATGGGTAAGACCCTGCGCAAGGACGCGACCGGCCAAGCCGTGGCCGACCTGCAAGCGGCCCTGGCCGCCGCCGGCTACCGGGTGGAACGCACGCACGTTTATGACGATGCCACTGTGGCGGCCGTACGGGCCGTCCAGAGCGCCGCTCGCCTGGTGGTGGACGGCGTCTATGGCCCCAAGACTGCCGACGCGCTGGCGGGCCTGGAAACGGGCCGGCTGCTGAAGGAGTCCGACCTGCAGCGCGCGGCCGATGTGCTGGGGGTGCCGCTGGCCGCCGTGAAAGCGGTCAACGAAGTGGAAGCCAGGGGGCCGGGCTTCCTGGCTGACGGGCGCCCCGTCATCCTGTTTGAGCGCCATATCTTCTACCGCCAGCTGGCCGCCCACGGCCTCGACGCCGACGCGCAGGCCGCCCGGTGGCCGCACATCGTCAGCACCATGCGCGGCGGTTATGCGGGCGGTGCGGCCGAATACCGGCGCCTGAGCCTGGCGCGACAGGTGTGCGAAGCGGCCGCGCTGGAATCGGCCAGCTGGGGCGCCTTCCAGATCATGGGCTTTCATTGGGAGCGCCTGGGGTATGCCAGCGTGGCCGAATTCCATGCTTGCATGCAGGAAAGCGAAGCGGCGCAGCTGGATGCCTTTGTTCGCTTCATTCAGGCCGACCCGGGCTTGCGCCGAGCGCTGGCCGGGCGCAAGTGGGCCGCGTTTGCGCGCGGCTACAACGGGCCGGCCTACGCGGAAAACCTGTACGACGTGAAGCTGGCCCGCGCCTATGCGCGCCACGCGACCGAAGCGGAGGCCGCATGATCGCCGCGCTGCTGCGATACGGCCCAGCCGCAGGCCTGGCCATCCTGTCCCTGGTGGTGTGGCTGCAGATGGGCCACATTGACGCCCAGGAAGACGCCATCAAGCGCGCCGACGACGCCCTGGCCACGGCGCAAACGGATCTGAAAAACGCCAGGAAAGCCATGCAGGAGACAAGTACGGCCATCGATACCATGCGCGCCGATATGGCCGGCGTACTCGCCCAGCAGGATGCGCTGCGCATCGGCCTGGGCCAACGTGAAACCGAGATAGGAGCAATGCAACGTGACGTTAAAGAAATTCGTGATTGGGCTGGCACTGTGCTGCCTGCTGATATTGCAAGGATGCGCACCCGCCCAGCCATCACGGGCGCCGCTGCCTACGGCGACTACTTGTCCCGTCGCGGTGCCCTGCGTGCTGCCGGCGACCAGCCCAACCAGAACGGGCGACCTAAACCTGGTCATTGAGCAGATCGAGACGGCCTGGGCGGTATGCGCCGCCCAGGTTGATGCCCAAGTGAAATGCCAACGCGAGGCCAACCATGCGCAAACCCGCCAGCCTGCGGGCATTCCTGACTGAAGCTGTGCCGTTCTTCGCCCGCGAGCCTGACCGCTTGCATGTCTTCGTCGACGAGGGCCAGTTGGTGGCCACCGGCGTGCCCGGCCTGTCGCATGAACTGCGGTACGTGCTCAACCTGGTGGTGGTGGACTACCCCGATTCGCCTGACGCCCTGATGCTGCCGCTCTTGGCCTGGTCGCGCGTGAACCAGCCCGAGCTGTTCGAGAATCCGGCGCGCCGCGATGACGGCGTGCGGTTTGAAGTGGATGTCAACAACAATGACACGGTCGATATCTCGGTCAAGATCAACCTCACGGAGCGCGTTATCGCCCGCCCCGACCAGGCCGAGCCGCACCGCCTGCACGTCACGCATGCCGATGAGCCTGTGCATCCGTGGCTGCCGCGCCAGGGCGAGCCGCATGCGGTCTACCTGGACGGCAAGCAAATTGCCACACTGCCCTATCCCGTAGGGCCGGCCGATGTCTGACGATCTACGCCAGGTCGAGGAATGGGCGGCCGCGTTGCTGGCGAACCTGACCCCGGCCGAGCGCCGCCGCGCCAATCGGCGCGTGGCCATGGAACTGCGCCGCAGCCAGGCGCAACGCATCGCCATCCAGCGCAACCCGGACGGCTCCCCCTTCGCGCCGCGCAAGCAGCGCAAAGACCTGCGCGGCAAACGTGGGCGCATCAAGCGCGCCATGTTCATGCGGCTGCGCAACACGCGAAACCTGAAGGCCAAGGGCACGGCGGATGAAATCGCGGTGGGCTTCTTCGGGCGCGTGGCGCGCATTGCCCGCGTGCACCAGCGGGGCTTGAGCGACCGGCCAGGCCCTGGCGCCCCGGAAGTTCGGTATCCCCAACGCGTGCTGTTGGGATTCACGCAAGACGACATCGAGCTGGTGCGCGACGCCTTGACGCGGCATCTGTCTGAAGGCCTGTAGCTGCCTCTTCTACAGGCAGACTTTCGTGCGCGCGCGAGGGCGCGCCGGCAAGATGGGCGGCATGTCTGATGTCACCGAAGCCCTACGCCTTATCGCCAATATCGTCCGCACTGGGACGGTATTCGCCATCGACCTGGCCGCGCAGCCGCCCGCCGTGCGCGTGCAAGATGGCGCATGGGAATCGGGCTGGTTGCAATGGGTAGAGCTACGCGCTGGCACAACCAAGACCTGGAACCCCCCCAGCCTGGGCGAGCAGGTCATCGCACTCTGTCCGGGTGGCGACACGGCCGCCGGTTACGCGCTGACGAGCCTAAATTCGGACGCCAACCCCGCGCCGTCGACCAGCGGCGACGAACACCTGACCATCTATCCCGATGGCGCCCGGGTGGCCTACAACCATGCCACCGGCGCGCTGACCGCCACGGGCATCAAGTCGGGCCTGATCGATGCCAGCACGCAGATTGTGCTGCGTGCGCCCGAGATCGTGCTGGACGGCAAAACCACCGTCACCGACTTGCTGTCGTATCTGGCGGGCTTGAGCGGCCGAGACGGCAAAGGCAACACGACCGCCATTACCGGGAACATCACCCATAAAGATGGCGATCTGTCGTCCAACGGGGTTGTGCTGCACAGGCACGATCACGGCGGCGTCATTCGCGGCGGCGACCGCACCGAACCGCCGCGCGCGGCCGAGGGGCAGTAATGGCCTATCTCGGTATGGACATGCGCACCGGCCGGCGCATCGCGGGCCGCGCCCACCTGGACCAGTCCATTTACACGGTGCTGGCCACCTCGATAGGCACGCGCCTACGCCGCCGCCCCTTCGGCTCGCTTGGGCCTGACCTGGTAGACGCCCCGGCGAACCCCGCCACGCTGCTGCAACTATATGCGGCCTGCGCTACCGCGCTGATGTCGTGGGAACCACGGCTGACCATTCATCGGATTACCAGCAGCCTGGACGCTGCCGCGCCTGGCCGCGTCCAGATCACCATCGAAGGCGAAACCGCGGCCGAAGACGGCACCGCCACCCCGTACGCCGCCACGGTGGCGCTTGGAGCCTGAAACATGCCCGCGATTTCTTCGCCCATCGATCTGTCGCAGTTGCCTGCACCTTCCGTAGTTGAAGCGCTCAACTACGAAGAAATCCTGGAACAGCGCAAGGCCCGGGTCATCGCCCTGTTTGCGTCCGAGGACCAGGCGGCAGTTGCGAAGGCGCTGGCGCTCGAATCGGAGCCCATCACGGTGGTGCTTCAGGAGAACAGCGAACGCGAGCTGATCATCCGACAGCGGGTCAACGAAGCCGCGCGCGCCGTCCTGCTGGCCTTCGCCCGGCGCGCAGACTTGGAGCACATCGCCGCAGAGTACGGCGTGTATCGCCTGACGGTGCGGCCTGCGGACCCATCCGCCGTGCCGCCTGTCGCTGCCGTCATGGAATCCGACGATGACCTACGCTTCCGGGCGCAATTGGCTTGGGAGGGGCTTTCGACGGCCGGCCCGCGCGGCGCGTACATCTTCCATGCGCGCTCCGCCCATGGCGAGATTGCCGATGTCAGCGCCATAAGCCCCGACCCGTGCGACATCCTTGTATCGGTGCTATCTCGTGAGGGCGACGGCACGGCTGGCGATCAGATTCTGGCGGCCGTGCGCCTGGCGCTATCCGATGAGGACGTGCGCCCCATGGGCGACCGCGTGACGGTCCAATCGTCGCGGGTGGTGCCCTACACCGTGCGGGCGCGGCTTTTCCTCAAAGGCGATGGGCCGGGGCGCGAGGTGGCACTGGCGGCCGCGCGTAAGGCCTGCGAAGCATGGGTATATCGCAGCCAGCGCCAGGGGAAATCGGTATGGCGCAGCGCCATCATTGCGGCCCTGCACGTCGAAGGTGTGGAACACGTTGAGCTGACCGAGCCGGCAACCAACATCACGCTGGACGAGACACAGGCGGGCACCTGCACGGGCGTGGAGCTGACGATTGAGGGCGACGATGCCGCAGCCTGATAAACGCCCGCTGCTGCCGCCCGGCTCTACGGTCCTGGAGCGCAATCTGGCAATTGCCGGCGCGGACATTGAGGATGTCCCTGTACCGCTGCGCAGCCTTCGCCGTGCCGCGACATGCCCCGACAACCTGCTGACCTGGCTGGCGTGGGAACGCTCAGTTGATCGCTGGGACGAAAGCTGGTCTATCGAAACTCGCCGCAAGGCCATTGCCAATTCGTTTTTCATCCACAAGCACAAGGGCACCATCGGGGCGCTGCGACGCGTGGTCGAGCCCTTGGGCTACCTGCTGGAGGTCGTCGAGTGGTGGCAGACCGTCCCGGAAGGCAGACGTGGCACGTTTCAGATTTCTATCGGTGTGCTGGATTCCGGCATTACCGAGGAAATGTATGCGGAGCTGGAACGCCTCATTGACGACGCCAAGCGACTGAGCCAGCACATGACGGGCCTGGCAATCAGCCTGGAGACCCGCGCCGAGATGAATCACGCCGTCGCCACTTATGAGGGCGACGAACTCACCGTTTACCCCTATCAGCCGCAACGCATAGACGTACCTGCGGCGCTATCCATCGGTGTGCGAGAGCACAGCATTGACACCTTGACGGTATATCCATGAGCGCAACCTATTACGGCATTCTCACGCGGCTGGGCGAGGCCAAGCAGGCCAACGCCCTGGCATTGGGCACCACGCTGAAAATTACGCAGCTTTCTGTGGGCGACGGCGGCGGTGACGGCCCGGACACCCCGACCCCGACGCCCGACCCGGAACAGAAGAAGCTGATTCGGGAATGGCGCCGCGCCCCGCTCAATCGCCTCTACGTCGATCCGGCCAACGAAAATTACCTGGTGGCCGAACAGGTATTGCCCGAGAACGAGGGCGGTCACTGGATACGGGAATGGGGGCTGTGGGATGAGGATGGTGACCTGGTCGCCGTCTCGAACTGCCCGCCGACCTACAAGCCGCTGCTGGCGGAGGGGTCGGGCCGCACGCAGGTAATCCGCATGGTCATCATGGTGGCCAGTACCGCCGCCTTCACGCTGAAGATTGACCCGGCCGTGGTGCTGGCCACCCGCCAGTACGTGGATGCGGGGCTGCTGCAAAAGGTGGATAAGGCCGACTTGCAGCAGTCCGAGAACGACGCGACGCCGGGCCGGATACTGCGGGTCGGCCAGGCCTTCGGCTTGGGCGCCGACAACCTGCTGGGCACGTCAAACCTGAACAACATCACGACGCCCGGCTTTTATGGCAATTCGGCCAGCAACGCGGCAACGCCCGAGCGCAACTATCCCGTGACGCGTGCAGGCGTGCTGCTTGTCGGCACGGCGGGTAGTGCCATCACCAACCAACTGTACCTGGCCTATGGCACGGGCGAAATCTATACGCGGGCGCGCTATCGGGATTCGTGGTCCGCTTGGGATTATGTGCCCACGCTCTCGCGCCTGCCGGTCGCCTCGGAAGCCGTAGCAGGCATTGGCCGGCTGGCCACGGCCGTCCAGGCACAGGAACTGACCGATACCAGCGCTTTGCTGACCCCCAAGCGCCTGGATGACGCCTTCGCCATCGGGCGGATTATTGCCACCGGTGGGATCAACCAACAGATCCCTGGAGGCATGATCATCAAGACCGGATTCTTCTATGGCGCCACCGGCACCGTAACGTTTCCGACTCCGTTTCCCACCGCTGCCCTTACTGTCGTCGGTTCCGAGGTGGCCGCGCCGGCCGGTACGGTGGATTTCGTGATGTTCCAGCTTCGCGGGCTGGATCGCTTCAAGTTCAACCCGGAATTGCGCAACAAGGCGGGGACCGTTCCCGGCGCTGCCACGATTCGATACCTGGCCGTAGGCTTTTGAGGATAGATTGATATGAACGATATGGACCTGCCCGATGACGCGCACCAGCAGCCCGACACGCCACCATCTGAACTGCCCCCGCGCGTGTACTTCTTCTGCCCCGGGGAGAACGCTTTTTACCTGTCCGACGAGCTGCCCCTGTATGCCGCAGCGGGCACCATGCCCGCCGATCTGGTCGAGGTCACGCCGGAGCTGTTCCAGCAGTATGCGGTAGACCTGCCCCCGGAAGGGAAAGCCCGTGTCGCTGGCTCCGATGGCATGCCGGCCTGGGGCGATCCGCCGGCATTGCCGGATGCCGTCATCGCCGCGCGCAACCGCGCGCAGTTGGAAGCGCACCTGGCGGAGGCGGCCGCGCGCATCGCTCCACTGCAGGACGCGGCCGACTTGGATATGGCAACGCCGGCCGAGCTGGACACGCTGCGCGCTTGGAAGGTGTACCGCGTCGAGCTGGCACGGGTCGAGCAGCAAGAGGGATACCCCTTGCGGGTGCAATGGCCGGCGCCGCCGGCAGTGCAGCAGTAGCCTCTTTGCCCCGCCCTGTGCGGGGCTTCTTGTTTGTGCGGCGCCAACAAGCGCATTCCCGTGCGCGCGCGAGCCTGGCCCTTCAGACTGGCAGCTATTCCCGCACGCTGAACTGCGGGCCTAGCTCATCCACTTCTGAGGGCATTTTCATGGCTGCCGATTCCTATCACCACGGCGTGCGCGTCATCGAAACCGACGACGGCACCCGCCCCATTCGCACTGTCGAAACCTCCATTGTCGGTTTTGTGGCCACGGGCCTGGACGCCGACGCCGCCACGTTTCCTCTGAATCGTCCTGTCCTGCTGACCAACATTCAGGCGGCACTGGGCAAGGCCGGCGACAAAGGCACGCTGGCGCGCACGCTCGAAGCGATGTCGAAGCAGACCAACCCCGCGACCGTGGTGGTGCGTGTCGAGGAAGGCGCGACCGATGCGGAAACTACGTCCAACGTCATCGGCGGCACCGATGCCAACGGCCGCTACACCGGGTTGCAGGCCCTGCTGGCCGCACAGTCCAGCGGCCCGCGCGTGAAGCCCCGCATTCTCGGTGCGCCTGGCCTGGAGAACGAAGCCGTCACGGCCGAGCTGGCCAGCATCGCAGAGAAGCTGCGCGGCTTCGCCTACGCCAGCGCGGCAGGCTGCAACACGAAAGAGGAAGTCGTCGCGCTGCGCGAAGGCTTCGGCCAGCGCGAACTTATGCTGATCTGGCCGGATTTCCTGTCGTGGGACACGACCGCCAACGCCGAGGCGCGCATCGTCGCATCGGCGGCTGCCCTGGGCCTGCGCGCCAAGATTGACAACGAAGTGGGCTGGCACAAGACCCTATCCAATGTCCCGGTCAACGGCGTTACGGGTATCAGCCATGATGTGTATTGGGATTTGCAGAATCCCGCCACCGACGCCGGCTATCTCAACGGGAAAGACATCACCACGCTGATCGAAAAGACCGGCTACCGCTTCTGGGGTTCGCGCACCTGCGCCGGCCCGCAAAGCCTGTTCCCCTTCGAGAACTACACGCGTACGGCCCAGGTGCTGGCCGACACTATCGCAGAGGCCCATATGTGGGCCGTAGATAAGCCGCTGCATCCCTCGCTGGTGCGAGACATCATCGAAGGCATCAACAGCAAGTTCCGCACGCTGAAGACCCTGGGCTACATCATCGACGGCGCGGCCTGGTACGACGAAGAGCCGAACACCAAGGAAGTCCTGAAGTCGGGTCAGTTCTTTGTTGATTACGACTACACGCCCGTGCCGCCGGCCGAGAACATTGTTTTCCGCCAGCGCATCACCGACCGTTACCTGGTGGACTTCGCCGCGCGCGTGAACGCCTGACACTGACCGGGCCGCGCGCCCGGTTCCTTACGCCAATTCCCCCTATCAGGAGCCTGCATCATGCCGATGCCCCGCAAACTCAAGAACATGAATCTGTTTGTCGATGCCGAGTCCTATCTCGGTGTCGCCACCGAAGTAACCCCGCCCAAGCTGGAGCGCAAGCTAGAAGCCTATCGCGGCGGCGGCATGGGCGGATCGGCCAAGGCCGATTTCGGCTGGGCCGAGGACGCCCTGAAACTCGAATGGAAGTGCGGCGGCTACGTCAAACAGGTGGTGCAGCAGATGGGCGCGGCGACCGTGGACGGCGTGCAACTGCGCTTTGCCCAAGCCTACCAGCGCGACGACACCGGCGAAGTGGAAAGCGTCGAAATCGTGGTGCGCGGCCGGCACGGTGTGCTGGATCGCGGCACCGCCAAGGTGGGCGACGACACCGAATGGACCGTCACTACCGAGTGCGTTTACTACAAGGAAACGGTCAACGGCGAAGTGGTGGCCGAAATCGACATCTTCAACCTGGTGGACACGATTGGCGGTGTGGACGGCTCCGAAGCGATCCGCCGCGCCATCGGCATGTAAACCCCGCAATAACCTGGAATCCTCATCATGACCGATATGACCCAATCCCCCGCGCTGCAACCCGCCCAGGCCTCGCAAGAAGTGACCGACCCGAATGTCCGGGTCGTGGAGCTGGACGAGCCGATTCAACGCACCAGCGGCCCTATCACGCAGCTGCGCATCCGCAAGCCCAATTCGGGCGCGCTGCGTGGCGCCAGCCTCATCGGCCTGGCGCAGATCAGCGTCACCGACCTGCAGGTAGTGCTGCCGCGCATCTGCACGCCGCAGCTGACCACGCAAGAAATCGCCATGCTGGACCCGGCGGACCTCATGACCGTGGGGGCCGCGGTCGCCGCTTTTTTTATGACGAAGGCGGACAAGGCCGCCTACCAGATCGCGTAGAAGACGCGATGGCCGACCTGGCCTCGGTGTTCCATTGGAGCCCCGAAACGATGGATGCGTTTGAACTGACCGAGCTTGCAGATTGGCGCGAACGCGCCAGGGTTCGGTCGCAACCGGAATAGGACGATGGATAAGGCGCTGACCTTGCGGGTACTGGCCGCGCTGCAAGACAAGCTTTCTGGCCCGCTTGGCCGTATTCGCGGGGCCAGCGCCAAATCCAGCAACGCCCTGACCGCGCTACGCGACAAGCTGCGGGTACTGAATGCCGCGCAGCGCGACATCAACGAGTTCCGCAGCTTGGGGCAGGGTCTGCGCAGCAGCCGCGCCGAGCTGGCCGCCGCCCAGCAGCGCGTCGCCACGCTGGCGCGCGAGCTGCGCGCCACCAGCGAACCCACACGCACCATGCGGCGCGACTTCGACCGCGCCAAGGCCAGCGCCGCCGCCCTGAAAGAGCAGGTACGCCAGCAATCCATACAGATGCAGACCGTGCGAACACGGTTGAACGATGCCGGCTATGCCACTAGCAGTCTGGTGGCGTCGGAACGGCGCTTACGCGCTGCCCTCGCGGAGACGAACAGCGCGCTTTCGCAACAGCAGGCGCGGCTGAAGGCCGTAGCCGCCCAACAGCAGCGCGCAGCCGCCCAGCAGGCCCGCTACCAGCGGGCCCGCGAATCCTACGAGCGCGGCCGGGGGCTGGCGGGCAACATGGCGGGCCTGGGCGCCGGCGGCCTGGTGGCCGGCGGCGGCATGCTGTACGCCGGTACCCGCTTCATTGCGCCGGGCTTTGATTTCGACGCGTCCATGAGCAAGGTTCAGGCGCTCGCCCGCTTGGACAAGCAGGATGCCGAGATGCAGGCGCTGCGCAAGCAGGCCCGCGACCTGGGCGCCTCGACGATGTTCACCGCCGGTCAGGCCGCCGAAGCGCAGGGCTTTCTGGCGATGGCGGGCTTTAATCCGCAGGCCATTCTAGATTCCATGCCGGGCATGCTGTCGCTGGCCAAGGCCGGCGACACTGACCTGGCCATGACGGCCGACATTGCGTCCAACATCCTGACAGGATTTGACCTGCAAGCACGTCAGATGCCACGCGTGGCCGATGTGCTGGTGGGCACCTTCACGCGGTCCAACACCAGCATGCTGATGCTGGGCGATACCATGAAGTATGTCGCGCCCGTGGCCGCTGGCGTCGGCCAAGACCTGGAAACCGCCGCCGCCATGGCCGGAAAACTGGGCGATGCGGGCATACAGGGCAGTATGGGAGGCACCGCGCTGCGCGCGATCCTGGGCCGGCTGGCGGCGCCGCCGAAGATGGCGGCCGATGCGCTGAAGGAACTGGGTATCAAGACCAAGACGGCGCAAGGCAACATGCGCGCTATGCCCGACATCCTGCTGGACATCTACAACAAAACCAAGAAGATGGGCAACGCCCAGCGCGCCGGCTATTTCAAGCACATCGCGGGCGAGGAAGCATTCAGCGCGCTGCAAGTGCTGACGAAGCAGGCCGGCTCAGGTGAGCTGCAAAAGTTCATCGCCACGCTACGGCAGACCACGGGTGAGGCGGAGAAAGTGGCCGGCGTCATGGCTGACAACGCACGCGGCGATCTGGACGAGATGTCCAGCGCCTGGGAAGACCTTGGGATCGAAATCGAGGAAATGAAAGATGGCCCGCTGCGTGGCCTGATCCAGGGTATTACCGAGGGAATCGGCGCAGTCAAGGCCTGGGTGTCGGCACACCCAGCGCTGGCGGGCGCACTCATCACAGGCGCGGCCGGCCTGGCGCTACTGGTAGCCGGTTTGGGCGGCCTCACCTTGGCGCTGGCCAGCGTCCTGGGGCCATTTGTGATCGTGCGGTACGCGATGACCCTATTTGGCATCCGCAGCCTGGGCCTGGCCGGCGCCCTGGGCAGGCTGGGCCGCAACATCCTGCCCATGGTGGGCCGTGGAATTCTGTTTATCGGGCGCGCCCTGATGATGAATCCCATTGGATTGGCCGTTACCGCCATCGGTCTGGCCGCCCTAGCCATTTATCAGTATTGGCGGCCGATCACAGCGTTTTTCGGGGAGCTGTGGCAGCAAGTGCAGGAAGCGTTCGCCGGCGGCATCGGCGCCGTGGGCGCGCTGCTGGTGAACTGGTCACCCATGGGTCTGCTGTACCAGGGCTTTGCGGCCGCCTTATCGGCCCTGAGCATCGAGCTGCCGGCCAAGTTCACCGAGTTTGGCGGCATGTTGATGCAAGGCTTGATCAACGGCATCACCAGCATGGCCGGCGCCGTGAAAGACGCCGTTACCGGCATGGGCGACGGTGTGGTGGGTTGGTTCAAGGAAAAGCTGGGCATTCGCTCGCCGAGCCGGGTTTTCGTCGGCATGGGCGAGTTCGTATCGGAAGGCGCGGCCGTGGGCATCGCCCGTGCCCAGCCGACCGCCGTACGGGCCGCCCAGGCGCTTGCGGCATCGGTAGCAATGGGTGGGGCACTGGCGGCGCCGTCAGCGGCTGCATTCGGCTCTGGTGAGCCCATCGCCGCGCACTTCGACACCCGCCCGCCGGTGTCGGCCGGCCGCAGCGCCGCGCCCGTGATCGTCCAGGGCGACACGATCCACATTCACATTGCGCCGGCCGCTGGCATGTCGGCGCCGGATATTGCTCGCGCGGTCGAAGAAGCCTTGCGGCAGCGCGAGCGCGACAAGGCCGCGCGTGCGCGCTCCGCCTACCTGGATAACGATTGAGGTATCGCCATGATGATGGCCCTGGGAATGTTTGTCTTTAGCCTGCCCACTGTGGCGTATCAGACGCTGCGCCGGCAAACGCAATGGCGCCATGCGTCCAATCCCCGGATGGGGGCCGCGCCGGGCTACCAGTACGTGGGCAAGGGTGAGGACACATTCACCCTGTCAGGGTGGTTTGCACCCGAGCTGGCCGGCTCTGCCGGCGCGCTTAAGCTGCTGCGCCGCATGGGCGACACGGGTAAGGCTTACGTACTGGTGGACGGATCGGGCGAAGTCTACGGGGCGTACACCATCACCGAGATTTCCGAGGAACAGACGCTGTTCTACGTCAATGGCCAGCCCCGCCGCCTGGACTTCAGCATGAACCTGGTACGGGTGGATGACAGCAAGGCACGCACGCTGCTGGACGATCTGAAATTGCCCATTGGCGCGCTCGATGGTTCGGTGTCCGACTGGGGCCTGGCATGACCGCGCACGCCTATCGGCGGCCGGTATGGCGGGTAACGCTCGATGGCCAGGACATCACCGGGCGCATCGAACCGCGCCTAATCCAGCTGGCCATCACCGAATGCCGCAGCGGCGAAGCCGACCAGCTCGACATCGCGCTATCGGATCACGATGGCGCGCTCGATATCCCATCGCGCGGCGTGCGGCTGCGCGTATTCCTGGGTTGGGATGATGCGGGCCTCGTCGATAAAGGGACATTTCTGGTTGATGAAGTGGAATACAGCGGGCCGCCCGACCGGATCACGCTGCGCGCCCGTAGCGCCGACATGACGTCGGCGCTGCGCACCCGCAACGAGCGCAGTTTCCACGGCAAGACCATTGAGCAAATCACCAACACCATTGCCCAAGCCCATGGGCTGACCGCGACGGTCGGCAAGATGTTTGCCAGCGTCAAGGTGGCACATATCGACCAGACCAACGAATCGGACCTGGCTTTTTTGAACCGCATTGGCAAGCGGTACGACGCGGTAGCAACGATCAAGGATGGCCGCCTGTTGCTGCTGCCCATCGAACACGGGCAGACCGCCACCGGCAGGGACATGCCGACGGTCACGCTGGTGCGGTCGGACGGCGACCGCCTGCGCTTTCACAGTGCCGACCGTGATTCCTATACCGGCGTTCGCGCCTATTGGCAGGACAAGAAAGGCGGCAAGCGGCGCAGTGTGGTGGCGGGCGTCATCGGCAATGCCAAGCGCATGCGCCAGCTATTCGCCAGCGAGAAAGATGCGCTGGACAACGCGCGGGCCGAGTGGAAACGCCTGCAACGCGGCACCGCGACACTGGAATTTGACATGGCCTTTGGCCGCCCGGACCTGACGCCCCAGGCCAAGGTGCAACTCCCCGGCGCCAAAGCGCCTATCAATGAGATTCCCTGGCTGCTGTCGCGGGTGGTGCACCAGTTGGACGACAGCGGGCTGACTACTCGCTTTGAGGCCGAGCGGTTGGACGGCACGGGCGGCAGCGGAGAACAGCAAAGCGGTACTGATGGCGGCGACGACCTGTCTACGCTCGACGAGGACGATGCCGGATGAGCGCGGTTTACGTCATCGCGTGACGGTCATTGTTACCTGCAACACCAGCTGTACAGCCCCGATCTGAATATTGTTGTCCCCGCATATTGCCTGCTCCGAGGCAGTCTCGCCGGATAACTGCACATTCCCACTGCCTTCGATTCTCTGGCGGCCTCGCGCTGGTATTGAGGCCTCGTCGGCAGGCGGCTTTACGCTTGCTTGCTTGAGCGATTCCAACAATGTGGAGAGGACATCTCCGCCCTGATGCTTGTCATTGCTGGAACTCCGCAAGCGGTGGACGTTCGATCCGTTTTCTTCGGGATGGTGCATTATTGTCTTCCTACTGTGCTACGCCGGCGCCATGCTCGCGCCTGGATCGCAAGCGCTCGCAGCCCTTGCCGGCTAATAAGGGGCACCACGACCCTATCGCACCGAAGAATGAGCCGATCAAGGGCTGACAGGCAGTACTTAGCCTCTTTCCAGCGCGATGCACATTGCCGCCATGGCGGCGACTTCCTGGGAATAACTGGCCTTATCTCGTGCCACTTCATCTAGGCAGCTGGCCAGGCGCACCGACATTTCTACGATGTCAGCCTTACGCTTCGCCACCTTCGCTCCGACCACCATATCGGCGGCGGTCGCCATCTTGTTCTGTGTAAGCGCGCCGGCCCAGTCTTCGATAGTTGCCTGATGCAGCGTGCCGCCTTCATACCAATGGCCCGCCGCGCTCACCGCGCCCGGCGCGACAACCAACGCAACAACGGCCAAAGCCTTGTGGATCATTCTTTTTTCTCCTGTGAAAGTGCTGGCGGCACTACGCCGCCAACTGCAAGACCAGTTCGGTCAGTTTTTCTTTGTCCATGGCCATTTCCGTCTTGCTGGCGTTGAAGAGCGCATCTGCGGCTTTCCGCTTTTTTGCCGGTTGCAGTGTGCGGCCGGTCGCCTCAAGTGCCAGCTCCAATGTTTCCCACGCATCGCTGAGCCGCTTTAGATCAGCCGCAAGCTGTTCCGCCGTGATCGCGCGTTGGCCAGTTATCACGTATTGCACGTCCACGCCGGCGCGCGCGACCGCAGCGAGATAGCCGGCGTCGGGCATGCGCTTGCCGTTCTCGTAGTTCGCCTGGGCGAGCCGCTGCACCCCCCCGATTTCCGCCAGGGCCACTTGGGCCAGGTTCAGCCGTTTGCGTTCTTCTTTCAACCGCTCGCCAGTATTCATAAGATTGCAGTATCCTTGACAATGTATTTGAACGAATACATAATTTCCTTGCCACGGTTGTTATCAAATGCAAATGAACATGAAACATACATCAATTTCGTCCCGAAGCAAGAAAACGCAAGCCAGCGGAGCTAGCGGCCCCGCTCCCAAAATGATCGGTTTTCGCCTGAATCCCGCCGAACTGGAGGCCTGCACCAGGTATGCGGATGAACAGGTTCGGTCCGTTTCGTCATTCGTTCGCATGCTTGCCCTGCGCGGCCTGGCCCAATATGAGGCCGAACGTAGCGCGAGCACTGCTCGCCGTAGGTAGCGCCATGAACGTCCTTGGCATGAACTGCCCGCATTGCAAGACCTGGGCCACTGTCAGGTCGAGCGAGCAGCTGTCCCCCCTGGTACGCGCGGTGTTCTTTCAGTGCCGGCAACTGCATTGCGGGCACACCTGGAAAGCCCACCTTGAGGCCGTCCACACGATTACACCGTCGGCCGTACCGGACCCCACGGTCAACCTGCCGCTTTCCTCGCGCAGCGAGAACATGCGCCGCATCGCTGAAAGCCGCACAGATCACCGTCAACTGAGCCTAGACCATGACCAATAACCAGCCTCTTTCCCTTGTCGCCGGTGGCGTCGATTGGAGCCGGAATTTCCTGGCTGACCAGGCACACCAATTCTTGCGCGTAGAGCTGAGTAACGGCGCGATCATTCCCAGTGCCCGCGACAACAAGCTGCTGGAGCGGTGCACCGCGCACCTGATGAGCTTGTGCAATTGCTCGAAGCGAACAGCCGCCACGCAAGCGGCGCAAGCCATCGCTGAGCTGGCCAGCATGCGCAGCCGGGTCAGTTTCGATATGGACCGCAGTACGTCCTTTGCCCTGTTCGTGGTCGATCAAGCCAACGGCGTTACGCGGGTCATTTCCGCCGCCGAACTGGTCTTGCTCTTGCAGCGGGCCGAAGCCAACGGCGCCCCAGGGTCGGCCGCCCGCGCCGCCTAACAACTTACGCCCATTAACGAGAATCGCAGCGGGCGGCTCCTCGCCGCCCGCTGGTGATTGCGCCTGTCTGGAGGATATGCACATGCCAGCAACATCGCGTCTCGCCCAGGCTCACGCCGCCGCACGTCTACGTGGCACCTTGGCCGATGCGCTGCGGTCCCCGGTGCTAGCGCGCTGCCTGGAGATCACCGCCGAGGCCATGGCCGCCGATCACACGCAGCCTGTCATGTCGCCATTCGTCAGGTGCGACCGCCCTGTATCGCCCCGTACCAAACCTACCCCGCCTCGCCGCGATGTAAAGCGTGAGAGCGCGGGAGACATGGATTAAGCCATGACAACACAGCAACACTCAACGCCCTCGCATAATGCCCGCCAACGCCCTACTACGCTTCACCCCGAGGCGCTGTACTCATGGAAGGATATTCAGCCTTTCGTGAGCGTCGGCCGCGAAACCTGGCGCCGTCGCGTCAACGCAGGAACCGCCCCGCAGCCCATCGTTATGAGCGCGCGTTGCACCCGCTACAGTGGCCGGGAAGTTCTGGCCTGGCTGGAATCCCCGACCACATATCGCGCCCAACAGAATGGCGGGGAATAGCATGCACGCACGCAGCCGAAACCCTGCCATCGAAGAGTGGTTCGACCGCCTCAAGCGCGACGTTGACCTGCACGACCTGGCTGGGCGCCTGGCCCTGAAGCGCAACGGCGCGAAGGGCAACTATCACAGCCCCCACCACACCGACACCAGCGCATCGGTATCAATCTTCAAAGATGGCCGCATGTGGAAGGATTGGAGCGGCACGACCGAGGCCGGTAGTTGTATCGACCTGGTCATGTACTGCAATCAGGCCAGCACGCCGCTGGAGGCCGCCAAACTGTTGGGGCAATGGTATGGCATACCCATGCCACCGCTGCCAGCCCCAGGGGCGCCTAAAGTGGCGGAGAGGAAAAGCACCGTCGATTACATCGCCGATAGGTGCCTGGCCAGCCCTGAGCCGGTTATTGCCTACCTGGTCGGGCGGAAGATCCGCGAAGACGTGGCCAGGGCCGCGCTGAAACTTCGCGCCATCGGGTGGAACACCTGGGCCAGCGATAAGGTGCCGGCCGGTCAGCCTGGCCACGGCGGCCCCGGCGCGGCCTTCATCGTTCGCGCCGCCGGCAGCGCCCAGGTGGCGGCTGTTGACTTGCGCTACGCCGATGCATCCCTCAATGGCGGCGTGAAAACGCAGTGCCAAGGCGAGAAGCTGGGCCACGGCTGGACAAGCGACCGGCGCCTGCTTGAGCGTGCCCACACCGTCTACATCGTAGAAAGCCCCATCAACGCCCTGTCGGTCGAGTCCGCCGGCCTTCCCTCCGGCACCGCGGCCTACGCAATACGCGGCACAGGCAACGTGGAAGCCATCGACTGGTCGTTTCTGCGTGGCAAGACTGTGCGCATCGCGCTGGATCACGCCGACCCAGTGAACGCGCGTACCGGTCAGCGGCCAGGCCTGGCCGCCGCCTGGCGCCTGTCTGAAATCCTCACCGCCCAGGATGTCAGTTCGCTACTGGTGGACATGCACGACTGGGAAGAAGGCGAAGACATCAACGACGTGCTGGTGAAGCGCGGCCCTGACGAGCTGCACCGCCGTCTGCGCCACCTGGAAGCGTGGCTTATCCCCGGCATGCCCAGCGGCGCCGACCGCGAGCGGCTGGCCGGCACCCGCCGGGTATTTCTGCCTGGCCACGACTTCGCGGTTTATTGGCGCTACCGTGTGAAAGACGATTTCACGCAGTACGTGGCCAAGTTCAAAGACAACGACGAGGAAGGTGGCGAGCGGTCCGAAGAGCTGGAGGATATGTGTTCATTCCGGGTGGCCGGCTTTTCACGCCTCCGCATCCAGAGTCACCTGGCGACCCTGAGCGGCCAGCCTGACACACAGCCTGAAACCGTGTTCGGCGTGAGTGCACAAGTGCCCCGCCACGGCGCCACGCTTCAGCGCGAAGTCGTCAGCGACGAACGCCTCTACAACCTGGAATGGTGGCGGGCGAAGTTCGGCCAGGTCTGGATGCCCCAGCAGTTCACCCGGATGATTACCGTGCTGGAGCGCACAGCACACCTGGGCGCGCGCGACGTGGTGAATTTCGTAGGCCTGGCCTGGCGCGCGGGCGAACCGGCCGCCCTGGAAGGCAAAGACTGCTATTTCATGGAGCCACAGAAGCAATGCCTGTACTACAACATGCAGTTCCCGCGCGGGCCGCGTGACAGCGCCGCATGCGTCATCGAGGCCTACCAGGCCACATTCCAGGACAACGCCGCCGCCATCGCCCTGGTGTGGGCGCTAGGTGCGCACCTAAAGGCCCTTCTGGGCTTCTATCCGCACCTGCAAATGCAGGCCGAGAAGGGCTCCGGCAAGTCCAAGCTGCTGGAAAGCCTGCAATCGACGCTCGCTTTTCAGGTGTTATCTGGCCAGATGCTGAAGACTGACCACCGCCGGCGGGCGTCGGTGTCCTATACCACGCAGCCGGTGGGGTGGGACGAGTTTTCCAAGCTGCCGAAGGCCGTGCTATCGGACATCGACGGCTTGCTGCAGGCGACTTACCGATTTGAATTCACACGCGTAGGCGCGACCCTTACGCCATACCTCATGTGCGCGCCGGTGCTGCTTGCGGGCGAGGAAGTGGATGTAGAAAGCCTGCAATCGAAGATTTGCCGCACGTCGCTTTCGGTGGCCCGCCAGGGCGCCGTGATCCCCCATGATCTTCCGCAGTTCCCGGTGTGGGAATGGCTGCAATTCCTGGCCGACCAGCAGCCGGAGCGTATCCGCGACCTGCACGCCAAAAGCCTGGCCTGGTGCGGCCAGCGCGCGCGATCGGAAGAACGGGACGCCACCGCCAAGCGCATGATGGAAAACTACGCGGCGGTGCTGGCCGCCTGGTGGCTGGTTTGCGAGTTCGCCGCTATCGACGCCAAACAGGGCGCCTTTGCCGATAGCCTGATCACCGAGATGAACACTCACATTGCGGACACCAACGGCACCCGCCTGCCCTGGGTGTGGATCATGGAAATCCTTCTGTCCGAGATCGAGGCGCGCCGCTTCACGTTCCCCTACGCCTTTGATCGTGTCGTCGACGATGAAGGCCAGGACACAACGGCGCTTTTCCTGAGGCCCAATCATGTGATGGACCACCTGTCCACCGCCCCGCACCTGCGCGCCAAGTTCGACGCGCTGCCGGTCAAGACCGGCCGCATCTTCAAGCAGCAGTTGATGCAGTCGGGAGTGGTGGCCACGGCCGCCGGCAAGCCGCTCGATGATGTCGAAAAGCGGGTGCGCGGCCAGCGCGCCGCGCACCTTACCGGGATCCGCCTGGATAAGCTGGCCCAGTTGGGCCTATTCGTCACGCCTGACCTGGTTGGCGAGGAATCCGACCGTCCGCCGGCGCACTGAGCGCCGCTGGCCAGCTTCGACAGCCCGCCGCGCGCGGGCTTTCTTCTTCAGGAATAACCCTACTAGGATATCAACATCCCCCAAGGCGGGCCGGCGCCGAGATCACCACGGCGGCGACACGTCAAGCGGAGATTTGCCGGGCGCAGGGCGAAAATAGCCCGCTGGGGTGGCATGCAATGAAATTTCCCCGTGGTTACACGGCCTCTTTTCTCGTAAGCCTTTGATGTCTGAGAGGAACCTGCGGCCGGAACACCCTCAAAATCCCACGGTTTCGACCCAAAATCCCACGGTTTGTAATACTTCCTGTGGTGTCCTACTTTCGCTCTTCCCTGCTTATTTTCTTCTTTCTTCTTAAAAAACAAAGAGATAGAGATAGAAAAGGCACGCCAGGAAGAAAACAGGCGTGCCACAGTTTGGGGAAGTGTCGCAAAAAAACGACCACAGGTTTCCCACGCGTTTTGTGGTGAAACTGTGGATCAAAAATTGCCCAATCTTCGCGTAAGTACTTGATCTATATAGAGGCGACTTCGGGCGCCACGGTTTCCCACGGTCCCACAGCATTTCTACTACCCCCCCCGGCACGACGCGCCCGTGCTTCTTCGCGCAGTTGGTCAAGGTAGTCCGCCCACTGCTGCATGAACGCGATGCGCGCCTCAAGAAAGGCCGTCCGGTTGTACGCCCGGCCCAGCGCGTCGGCCACCTTGTGGCTGATTTGCAGTTCCAGGATGCTGGGGTCTACGTTGAGTCGTTCGGCCGCCAACGTGCGCGCCGAGGCCCGGAACCCGTGAGCGGTCATTTCCTTGTGAAATCCCAGCCGCCGCAGCGCCAGCCGCACAGCACCATCGGACAGCGGGGCGCCAGTGACACGCGAGGACTTGAACACCCAGGGCGTATGCCCTGTAAGCGACCGCAGCGCCTCAAGGATCGAGACAGCCTGGCGCGAGAGCGGCACAAGGTGGCTTTCCCAACCCGTGCGCGTGATCTTGGTATCACCCTCGGCGCCGGCACGCTCTGCGGAAATTTCCCACATGGGCGCGCCCCACCCTTTGCCCTTCAAGTCCATTTCGTCCCAGCGGGCCTCACGCAGTTCTGAGGGCCGCTGAAATACTAAGGGCGACAGTTGTAGCAAGCACCGCGTCACCATTTCCCCCCGCTCGTATCCATCCAGCGCCAGCACCAGTTCGCCGAACCGCTGGGGCGACGTGATCGCGGCGAAGTGGCCGGCCTTCGGCGTCAAGACCGCGCCTTTCAGCGCCGCCGTGGGGTCATTCTTTGCCCGCCCCTTGCTGATGGCATAGCGGAACACCTGGCCGATAAAGCCGCGCAAACGGCGGGCAGTTTCGGGCGCGCGCGCCTCGACCCGATTAAGGATAGCCAGAATTTCCGGCGATTCGATTTGCGCAACCGGCCGCGTGCCGATCCAGGGGAACACGTCTTTCTCCAGCTTCTCAATGATCGCTTCGACATATCCAGCGCTGCGCCCCGCGCGCCGCTTTGCTGCCCACAGTTCGCGCGCCACCCCCTCAAAATCGTTGCGGGCTTCTGCTGCCCGGGTGAGCTTAGCCAGGCGCTTGCTGGCGGTCGGGTTCTCGCCTCGTGCCAGTTGGGCGCGCGCGGCTTGGTGCTGCTCGCGCGCCTCGCGTGCGCTGACCGCTGGATAGACGCCCAGGGAGAGGGTTTGCTGCTTCTTGTGGTAGCGATAGTTGAACTGCCAATATTTGGCCCCATCGGGCCGTACGACCAGCACCAGCCCCCCGCCGTCAGACAGCTTGTACTGCTTGTCCGTCGCGGTGGCCTTGCGTATCTGGATGTCCGACAGTTTCGCTAATGCGCCCAT